AAGATACAATACTGTCGATCATAGCTTTAAAAGAGGCTGCAATAGGCTGGAAGATAAGCTCACTACCTAAAGAACCAATAATAGTAACAATATCAATTGCTACTGAGAAGTACTCTTTGATAGTCTCAATATCTTTACCAACACCTTTAGACATTTCTGCAAAAACAGTACCTAGTGTTTTTAAGCCATTACCTAGCCAACTAGTTAGCCCAATAGTTTGGTCAATTTTTCCAATAAACAGAGTTAAACCATCATTAAAAACTTGGAAACCACTAGAAACAGTAGTACCCATTAAAGCGGCTTCTTCTTTTAATTTCGCTGTCTGAGAAGTTAAAGCTTGTAGAACTTTTTCAGTAGTTAAGCCACCTTCTTTTGCTAACTCTCTTAGTTCACCAAAAGGAATACCAAGACCATCAGCGATTGCAAGAGCAATACGAGGTGCTTGTTCTAGAACTGAGTTAAGTTCTTCACCACGTAGTTCACCTGAAGCAAGACCTTGAGATAGCTGTATCATGGCTGCATTTAAGCTTTCCGCAGAACCACCTGATACCTTAGCTGCATATTGGATAGATTCTACAGCGGCAATAATACTATCTGTATTGTAAGAGTCACCTAGGGTCATACCTAGTCGGTTAAACATGTCGATACTGTTCTGTACAGAAGTACCTGCTGACAGACTGATGTCATAAAGAGTATCTCTTACATAATCAAGTTCATCTGTTCTACCTGTAACTAGTGCTAGTCTATTTTCAAGATTAGTTACAGAATCACCTGCTTTAACAAAACTAGCAAAGCTAAAAGAAATACCTGCAAAGGCTGTAGCCGCAGCTACAAGTCCTTTAAAAGAAGAAATAGTGTTTTTTACATTGTTATCTAGTGAGACTATTGCACGGTTAATAGCCTCTACATTTTTTACTGAGTTCCTTGAATTGAAGGAACTTAGTTTATTCATATCTTTTTCAGTTACGCCTGCAGAGAAACCTAACTTAGCAAGTCCTTTATTAATCTTATCGATAGAAAGAAGTGCTTTGGAATCATCTGCATCAAAATGAAGTTGCACTGTCATTTTAATCCCCTTTAAAATAAAATAGCCCTAAGAAGATAAACTCCATAGGGCGATTTCATACTTTAAGTAAGTTATTGTTTATATTCTACAACTGGTCCCTTAGGAGAACCATAGTCTAGAACTGTTCTTTCGATAAAATTTGCAGGGGCTTGTTGGCTTGAACCTGCGTTTAGGTACTTAACGTAGTCTTTATCATTTTCTATCTCAAAAGAAAGTTTCTCTTTGTTTAAGTTTGTAATAGCCCAAGAATTAGCAGCTGCCCCCGTATCTACAGGAGTAACTTCTTTTAAGTCTTGGATAATTTGTTCAGCAACATCGTCAAGTTTATCTTTAATTTCGTTTCGAATTTGAGTCTTGAGTTTCGAAGAATCAAAGGTAATTCTAGTCTTTATCATTGCAATTCCTTTGTTACTTCTTGCTCTGTGAACCTATTTGAAAATCTTTCAAACAGTTTTTCAGCAAAGTTTTTAGCTGGTTTTTCTTCTTGTGCTTGTTGTCTAATAACTCTTAAAGAAGCAAAGAGATCTTCTGGATTAAGTTTACCACCACCCATACTCATAGCGACTACTGCAGCACGATTATCTTCTCTCCAACCTACAGGCCTTCTAGAAAAGTACTCTTGCCAACCTAGTATTTCACTATAAGGAAGATTATTTAATTCTGTTAACGTTAAACCTAAAAGATAAGCTAACTCATAAGAAGCTAGCTCTTCGTTTGTTAATCGTTTCCCTTTTCTTCCTCAGTATTTACCCCTGAGTAGGCTAGTACCTCTTTTACTAGTTTTGAGATTTCATCGAGAGGAAAAGAATCAATTTCTTCATCTGTAAGGTCAGAAGCACCTACAACACCTAGGCGTAGAACTTTACGTTGAATAGCAAGACCTTGTTCTGACTCAGGAAGAGTTTTTACTTCCCCATTGACAAAAGTCTGGAAATCTTTAACTTCTAGACCAGTAAGTTTTTTGATCTCAACAGCATCTTTTTTACCAAGGAAAGTAGTCTTTTTAGTTGGGGCCGAATAGCCAAGCATAGCACGCATATTAGTTATCTCCTAGAATATCTCTATTATTTTCGCGAATTGACTCAATCATAGAATTTAGTTTACCAAGATTAGCAAGAGTAGTCATTACTTCTTGCAGTTTATCTGGTTGCCCTTGAAATTCTGGTAGTCTAGCGATTGTTTTTTGTGTTGAAATAGCAATCGAAGACTGCATGTGTTTCAACGTTTCTTTGATTACATAATCATTTGAAAAAGGTTTGATCATTTTATACACTTATAAGAGGAGAAGCCCCCCGAAGGGGGCTAACTCAATTAGCCAACGGTATAAGGACCGTAGAAGTCAGACTGAATTGATAGAGCTACAGTTGCAGTCATCGCATCGTCACGAGCAGGAGTTACGAGTAGTGATTCGATCTTACCGACGAAATAGATAAGAGCGTTTGGAACAGTACCTGCAGTAGTCCCAGAAACGTTAGGTGCAGTACCTGTTGCAAGGTTTGGAGCCTTAGCAGTTAGCAGGGCTACTTGGAATACCTTTGCAGTACCATCAGCAACAGCGTCACCTAGCAGGCCAGTAGTAGCAAATACACCGTTACCACCAGTAGTCTTAGCCCATTCGCTAGGAACGAAGTTAATAGTTAGTTCTAGGTCAGGAGCATCTGACTGAGCACCAATTGACTGAGTTTGGGCTTGACCGTAAACAGGAACCTTGATGATGTTTGCAGGTGTACCTAGCGCTGGCATGTCGCGAATGTTTTTGATTTCGACATAGTTAGTAGTAGCGGTAAAGCAACCTTTAAGTAGAGTTTCAGTGTATGAAGCAGGAAGTGCTGACTTAGAAACAGCAATTGCTGAATACTGAGCAGCAGAAATAGAAGTAGGAAGTGCCATAGTTATTCTCCGAAATATGAAAAAGGAACAGAGTAATCTGCCCTAGAAAGGGTTGGGTCTTCTGGATCAGGACCAATAAATTGTAAAGAGCTTACGCTAGTTTGAATACCAAAGTTAAGTAGTTTATTTTGAAAAGTAATATCAAGAGACGAAGCAATAACAGAGGGTTGTTTCTGTCCTTTACCTGCAGGGTAATAGATACTTACTATAATGAGACCAGTAACTTGTTTGTTATCTCCAAAGGCAAATCGGTTTGCTTTTCCGTTTACAATGTTCAGTTTAAGAAAAGGAACAGAAGAGATCTGACCTTTATAATCTGCAGGGTAAACAGGCAAATTTGCTAGTAAGTTATTCTGTGGTAACGAATAAAAAGTACTAATGATTTCTTCAAACATTAGACACTCCTTACTGTTAGTTGTGTAATTCCAGTATACTCATTGATACTTTGAAAACGATAGGTTTTACCTTCGTAAGTAATAGTAGAGTATCTAGAACCATCTAAGTCTTTTGTTCTTACTACTAGTTCTTTAACTACATGTCTATCGCTATCTAAGACTGAACTAGTTTCAATAAACTCTATAGTGTAAAGAGATTCATCAGAAATTACTTCACCAGTATTAAAATCAAAACCTGTAGTACCTTCTTCAGTTAGTACTCCTAGCTTAACTAAGTCTCCTGCAGCACTGAAAGCTTGTTCTACCGCAGCTTCTACAGTTTGTGTTAGACTCATTTAGTTAGCCCTCCACCATCCTTGTGGACCTGAGTATCCTTGTGAGAAAATTAGAGGCTCAATAAGTTTTAGTACTTCAGAAGGAATAGTTGGAACTTTAGGAGAAGAGCTAGAAGCAGCATCTGTATTAGAAAGAGAGATAGGACCAATAGTGATTGAATCATAGGTTACATCATAACCTTTAACAACACTAGGATACTTCACTAAATGTAAGGCTAAATATGCTGTTGCTTTTGCAAGTCTCTTAGGTACGGTACCTTCGTCAATTGAAACGGTTAGTGATAGCGTAGGGTCGTAAAAGCTTGTTTTAGTTCTTGGCCAAGCAAGAGACTGAGACGACGAAACCGCCGTCCCAATCCATTCTTTTTGATCCAAAATACGAGTTGCATCAACTAGCGCCTGTTCTTGAACATCAGAGCTTGCAGCTTCCCAGTATGGGTTATCAGCAAGGTATTCATCAGCAGACTCTAGATAAGAGTTTTCAAATAGTATTAGCGCCATGATGCCTCCTCACGTTAAGGTGCTACTGCTACACAACGGCGAGCATAACGACGAAGAAGAGTCATAAGATGATCATCATTAGCTTCAAGTTTGAATTTAGTGATGAAAGCTTCTACGTCAGTAGCAATGCCAGTAGCAGTTGTTACATAAACTGGTTTTTCAGCCATGATACACCTATTAAGCGTGTAGGATGGGGAGAATACCTAGGTTTAGAGGATCCATTGTACGGGTCCAAGAACCAGCAGCACCTAGGGTTGTATTTGTAGCGAAAGCGTTAGTTGCACCAACCCAGTCATAGCCCATTGGATGAGCAACGAAGCCATAACGATACCAGATGTTGGTTGAACCACCACCAGCATAGCTAGCAGGGTTACGATCAACTTCAGTAGCGACAGGCATTGGGATTTCACGGAAAGCAACTGAACCGGGCTTCACGAGGAAGGTGGTTTTGGTTGATTGATCGTTAACGTTGGCTGAGGAAGCAAGGTTACCTTGAGCAGCACGAGTTAGTACTAGACGGAACTTACCACCGAAGATGGTTTGGAAGTCTAGATTACCATCACGTACACGATCTTGGTCGATGAGGTTAGCTGCACGAAGGTCAGCAAGAACTTCAGGAGAAGTAACCATGTAGACAAAGTCTGGTTCGTAGTCTTTGAAGAACATACCCATTGCACGGAAGAGACGTTCACCACGAGCAGCACCAACTTCTGAAGAGTCAACTAGTTTACGAGCATCGCCAGCACCAGTAGCAGCAGCACCGAAAGCACCGTTAGCGTTGATGTCAACAAAAGCACCAACTGAACCTGAAGGAACAGTATCGAAAGAGGTAATACCAGCGCCTAGAGCAACTTCAGAAGCAGCAACACCCTTCATGATTGAGAGAACAGCATTATGTTCGTCTTGAGCGCGTGACTGAGCAAAGTTACGAGCGAAGAAAGCAAGGCCGTCCTGCTGTGAGATAATGCGCTGTAGGTTAACCTGTTCAGCACCGATAGTACGAGCATTCTTAACATAGTTCGCAATGTCGGTTGAGATAGTTGAGTAAGTACCATCAGTGGCTGAAGTTAGCGATGCATTGTTGATGGTAGCAGATAGTGGTTTGTACCAACGTAGCTGACCAGCAAAACCTTCACCGTTAGGGTCTAGTTCGGTGGAAGCTGCAACCATACCAGTTGAGTTAATACGCTTTTCTTCAGTCCAGCGCTCTTCAGCATAAGCAGAGATAGCTACTGCTACGTTCTGGAAGTTTAGATGATTAATTGCCATTTTGTTGTACCTTTTAGTTTATATAATAATGACTTAGTAAGTCACTGTTCCGAGTTTACCTGATTCAGCTAAAGCAAGAAGTTCTTCAGTTGACATTCCAGAGAGAGACTTTGGACGTGATACTGAAGCTGAGTTCTTGTTAGAATTTGAACCAGCACCTGAGTTTTCTTTAGGTTTAAAGAGAAAATCCTTTTGAGGATCTTTAGCGAAAGCCTTGAGATAGTCTGTAATACTAGCTCCAGACCTGTGGACCCATGAACTGTCGTCATCTTGGACAAGCTCAGGGAGAATTGTTTTGAAAGCAGTTTCACGAGCGAAGTCGTTTCGGAAGTCGAGAGAGCTAAGGTGTTTCTCAAGCTCACGATCTCGAGTAATTGAAGTCAGCTTTTCCTGCAGGATCTTTTCGCGTTCTTCCATTTCAGCTAGTTTCAACTTAGCTGCTTCGTAATGTTTTCCTTCGTCTTCAAGCTGCTTACGCTGCTTTTCTTGTACGTCTGCTTTTAGGCGAGCATTTTCACGCGCCATTTCTTCAGCTTTTTTGTAGGCTTTGTCAACATTAGCCTTCATTGTCTTAAGCTCTTCAGCCACCATTTGTTTTAGTAGAGCTTGATGCTCTTCCTTCAGAGAGGCTTTCTTTTGAGAAAGGTCATCAGGGGTGGAGTTGTTATCATTGTCTTCGTTATCATCATTGACATCATTGTCGAGTTGATCAGCCATAGTTATATATTTTCCTTTTGCACAGCATTGTAATGAACTAGAAGGTACAACTTTAGTTCTTTAGTCTATGGTTTTGTTACATTGGCGAGGGACTAGAGAATCGAACTCTATCTTTGACTTTTGGAGAGTCACGTGCGACCAGTACACTAATCCGACATAGAGCGGTTGTTTAAAGTCCAACCGGACGACTATTGACACACCGTCAATTTTAGTAACCCTTCGGGGTGCGCTATATCATTAACAAGGTAAGAGTAAGAAGCGTGAAAGGTCTTGTTATCAAGCGGTCCACTTAGGCGAACTCGCGGGCTAAGCCCTATACACTTGATTTTAGTCTATTTAGCATTTGAAAATGAGTATGAACCGCATGACAATTCGCACACAATACTCTACATTTTCTAATTTCGTTTTTAACTTTAGAAATAGTATGCGTTTGCATACTTGACACTGCTAAATATTTTTTAGAGGGATCTAGATGATCTAAATGTAATGCTGCAAAATGACCTTTATAGCCACATTCTTCGCAGCCTTTCTTCATTTTATAACGTTTCACTAATTCAAGCATATAGTCTCTTCGTTTCTTTTGTACTGCGTAAGTACATGATTTACATTGAGAATAATAGCCTGATTTCTTTTTATTTTGTTTAAAAAATTCAGATAGGTCTTTTTCTATATTACAACAATTACACTTTTTCATTTCAACCAATAAGTAATTATTTCTTCTCTACAGGAGCTTTAACCACAGGTTTTTCAGCTTCTACTTCTAGAGTTTCAACAACAGATTTTAGTTTCTTCCATTGTGCTGAGTTAGGCCCTTCAACAGGGATACCAGCAGCAAAGTCAGCAAACCATTCTTTAAATTCTTTTAGTTTCATTTTTTATACTTATACTCCGGGGGTTGGGAAGTGAAGAAACAGGAATTACACATAAGAATACCTTCTCTGTGGTTCCATACTGTTGCTTCTACTAATCTTCCTTTTTTACAAGAAGGGCAAGGACAACCATGATACAATTCATAATCTTTAGTCATCTAGTCACCTCAGAAAAAGAAAGGAAAGTGAGGAAGGAGTAGAAACAGAACAATAAATTCCATTCCTACCCCAGGGATTCTCTCCCCCTCTTCTTTATAGCTAAGAGGTGGATTATGCCATTGCTTTCCGAACGCGAGCTACTACTTTACGAGCAGCTACACGAGCTTTAAGAACACCAACTTTAGCTTTGCTTACTAGACGGCGAGCGCCTACTTTAACGCGTAGAGCAGTTGTACCACCTAGCTTACGACGAGCAGCTTGTTGTGCTTTAGCAATGTTACGACGAGCAGCAGCGATTTGTGAAGAGGTCTTTGCACGAGCACGACCAACAGTGCCTACCTTACCTGCTACAGAACGTGAAGCACCTGATTTAGCTTTAGCACGACGACCAGCAGCTACTTTGCCAGAGGTTGAGCGAGCAGCGCCTGAACGAGCAGTTAGACCTGCTTTATCAAGAGCAGCTGCTGATTGTGGAGTCATACTCCTTTTGGGTTTTTTCATTTTACTCTCCTATTGAGTTAAAGCGTTTAACTGAGCCAGCCCTAAAACAAAGTAAGCTGACTCTCGAGTCATGTTACCTGATTTAACAAGCATTTCATCGTCTTTTGTTAAAACAATTAGTAGTAGCTCAGAAATGTTATCTTTCATTTCGTTAAGGTCATCGATGATCTCGTTAACCTCGCTTAATTCTTCAACATTATTTACTGGTTGTTTATTGAAAATATTAATAATTTTATCTGACATGTTGTACCTTATGGTCCCCAACCGTAGTAGTCATAGCCTGTACGCAATGGAGCAGTAATTTCTTCTGGTTTAAATTTTGGATCAAAGTAGCCAAGATCTTCAGCTTCTTTGAGATATTTAAAGTATAGCTCATCAGGTAATCCATCTTCACGAAGAGCATCAAGTGTTTTCTTCACTTTTGGATACTGAGCAAAACGTTTATAGATCTCCCTTACTTCAGCAAGTAGTGGATCAATTTCGTTAATATTTAGCGCAGCAGCGTCATGGATCGTTGAGGTAGGGATACCTACTTTACGACCCCACAGATGAATTTGTCTAACAACGCTAGCGTCGTCAGCGTGAGTGCCGTTAACTCCTAGACCTAGACGAACATCACCGACTTGACCTTTACCTAGTAGCTTACCGTCTTCAGCGGACATCTGGTAGATGTTGCGAACATAACGTCCTGACTGTGGATCATAGAAACGAATTTCTTGTTGTACTTTAGGTCGATAGTCTTGATAAAGTTTCTTACCGTCGAAAGTGACCCAAGGAATACGAACTTTCTTTGTAGCACGAGCATAGTCTTGACCTACACGCTTCCAAAAGTCAATGTAGTTATCTGTAACAGGAGCACGTTCAGAGAGTTTTTCAGACATAATCGCAGCAATACGCTTGAAATGATCGGGACCAACTTGGGGACCTCTACGGTTACTATACTTGTAAACGAAGTCAGCAAGAGCAGGATGAATCTCAGCAGCTTCTGCTAGGAGAGCGTCAGACACCGCTTTATCAGGATTATTAGCAATTTCAAGGATTTCTTTCTTTAATGCTAAGAGGTCAGCTTGAGTATCTGTAGCACCAAGAGTTTTGGCTTCCTTGATTTTTACGTCAATCTGTTTAGCCAGAGCTAAGTATTCAGCACGGGTAGTAACAAGAATGTCTTGTTTACGAAGAACTTTAGATAGCTCAAGAGCAACTCGAGCAGCTTGTCCAGCTTTACCTGCACCATACAAAGAGATCATAACTTGATATTTGGCTGCTTTGTTAATGTCTTCCCAAGTAAGGTCTAACCCTAGTTCATCCATTAGTTCTTGAAAACGAGGGTCGGCAACAGTATCTTGAGCAACAAGGTCGTAGATTCGATTCTTTTTAACTGATTGTAGCACGTTAGACGTAATAGCAGCACCACGGTCGCCTGTAGCAAGAGCAATCATTTGTAGACCACTAGCGGAAGCGTCAGCTTCTCCTAGCAGCTTAGACTTGTATAGTCTTAGCTTAGCAGGACTAAAGTCACCACCTGTTGCTTGATACACACGATAGTACTCAAGACTAAAACGAGCAATCTTAGCAACCTCTGCAGCATCTGTAGACTGGATCAAAGGATGCTCAAGAAATTCTCTAATACGACGATCTCGTTGTGTCTTAGCACTAAGTAGTGCACCTACTTCAAGGATAGACTTTTCATTGTTTTGGAAGATTGTTAAACGGCCTGCTTCAGTAAGTGCTTCAGTACCGGGTCCAATAACTGCAGCCATCTGAATACGTAGTTGATGTAGCCCTTGTGGGGTCATTGGAACAGCATGTGCAGTGTTAATGAAAGGACGTACTACTTCACCCCCAGTAGGTGTTAAATAGCCATTATAGTAGACACGACCGCGACCATCAATACGGGCATGTACGGTGAAAGACTTTCCATTGGCCCGGTAGTAGCGGATAGCTTCCATAAGACCGTAGCCTTGGTCTCCTCGTCTGATAATTTCTTCACGAAAGCCATTAATTGAGTCATAGTATGCGGCATTACCTCTCTGGTCTTTGAAACGAGCTAAGTCGTCCATGAAACTTGAAAATTCATCATCTACTTCATAACGGAAACTCATAGTATGGTTCAACATATCCGCAAAGTCACCGTCGATTTGTTTTTCATCAAACTTAGAAAAAGCAGAACGGGTAACAACAGGAACACCTGTATCACGTCCTCTAGCATCTACATAAGTCTTTTTACCGGGTACTACAAAGTATTTGTTCTCAGGACGATCTACACCTAGTCGGTTACTCAATTCAATTCTACGATTGTAATCTTGCAACTTTAGCATAGTAGGATCAAGAATCTGTACTTCTCTAGAAACAGTGTCTTTCCAAAAACCTGAAGGACGTCCTGTGTCAAGATCCGTAACAGCTCTACGAGTAACACCACGAGCATTCAAGCGAAGCAAGCCTTGTTCTCTAAACAACTCAAGAATCTTAGACCCTTGTTCATGATAATCTTCTAAAGAAGAACCAAAGATAGGGTAGAAAGGATTCCAAGTAGCTTTTAACTCTTTACCAAGGTTAATAGCAAGAGTATCGTAATCAGTAGTAGTACCTTCTGCTACAACAGCCATTAGTCTACTCATAGACCTTGTAACCTCACCTTCGATAGGCTCTGTTACTTTCTGAATAAACAATTTTTCTAAAGTAAGGCTTCTGCGTAACTTATAAAGAAACTCAAGATCTACAATAGAGCGATATTCTTCTCGAATTGTTCTTGTAATGAAGTCAACAAAACCTTCTTCTTTTAATTCAAGAAACATAGTTAACCAGTTGGGAGTTACCTTCTTCTTCAGATACTTAGTTACAATCTTTAGCCATTTATCTGGTGTCTTACCATAACGAGTATAAAAGCCAATAGGGTCGTCTTTATAGAAAGTATTACGAATAGTTCGTTTAATAAAACTCTCTTTTAGTTGTTCATATAGTCCATCTGGTTTCTGGTTAGGACCAAAGAAGTAAGAAGTCCAAGGTGCTTTACCGCGATAGTAAATACTACGAGCTAACTTGATGCCTTCCGTTGAAGCCCAGTCTTGAGCATAACGTTCGTAAGTAAGCTTTTCAGCATGTAATTTAGCAATAGGGATGATCTGACCTTGAATCATTACTGCAGGTTCATTAGGATCACCTTTAAAACCAAGGAACAATTCTGCTCTAGCACGAGATCGACGATCCAATAGCCTAGAAACGTTTATCGTTGAGAAGTTCATCTCAGAGCGTAGTGCAGCAGAGAAATCTTCCCAAGGTTGGGGATTTTTCTGATAACGTTCAAATAGCACACGAAGATTTTCAACTACTACTGTTTGTTGGTTAGTAGAAATACGATCCTCAAGGCTATTAGTAAAGTCTTCGATGAACTGCTTTTGATTACGATCAAGTAATTTAGATTCTTTCATATAGTCAATACGTTCACGTAGAAGAGTAAAGTCAGGATCATAGCTTAAAGTAGAACGTACCTCTCCTGTAAAAGGATCAAAAGTTTGATTGCGAGGATCGAACTCGTTGTTAGCTCTAGCACGAACCCCACGTTTACCTGCTAGACTAGTACCACGAAAATCTGTTAATGAGATAGCTTGATTAGCATTCATTGTGTCTGCTACGATGAGATCAGCAAGATCTTTCTGTACTTGTTTAGAACGAACAATTTGGAAGGGACGAGTTACATCTATAAATTTTGTTTGTGGATCTTTGCTAAGTGTCTTAATTGGATTAAAGAAAGTAAGAATGTTGTCTTTAATACGAAGAGCGCTGATATCTAATGGTAAACCTTTGCTTGTAAAAAAGTCACCCATTGATAGAGCACCTCTTTCAAGAAGAGATACTTTCTCTTCTGAGCCTAACTTTTCTAGTTTAGTTGCCATAGGTTGTCTGCGTAACCAAGTAGCAAAATCTTCTTTAAGTGGTGTCTCACCTGTCATCAATGCGTTAGGCACTTCAGCTAGACGATCTCTTTTTAAGAAAGGAGAAAGACTTTTTAGAAGATCTGACTTCGACTTAATAACAGGAACAAGAGTTGAACGACAGTACCAATGAAGTGGAGGTCGTACTTTGACGTTATCAACAGATTGAAATAAATTATCATAGGAAGAACAAATCTTTGATGTACGAGAATCAAGAATAGCAGTGAAAACTAAACCAGAAATCAGGTCTGGATTAGCTTCTAGTACTTTTTGTTTAACAATAGACTCAGCTTGAGTCATGTGTGTAATTACTAGCGTCTTAGCTTGATTCTCAGTTAACTTAGTAGTTTGAAGAACTCTATTTACAATAGACTCTTCGGCTTCACCTGTAGCAATACCTTTACGAATAAGAAGGTTAATGCGAGTTAACTCCGAACCCCCTACATTTTCAAAGCTACGAACTAAAGTAGGATGCTCTTTCTTTTCGTTAAACAACTTTAAAGGGGAACTGGTAATATCTTTAGCTAACTGCCCACGATTAACCGACTGAACATCGTACCAATCACTAACAGAACGTCTTAGGTTATTTGTTTGGAAGTCTAACTCTGCTCCAATATAATCTGTTAAGGCATTAGCGCCTAAAGCATGAAGCTCTTGGACATGCCGAGTAACTTCACGCTCTAAACCTAGTTTGTCTTTAAGGTCTTCCCCTAAGATTTTCTTTAGAAAACCACGATGCCGATTTGAAGCTTTTTCAATAAGCAGCTTAGCTGTCTCTTGATAACGACGAGTGGCAAGCATATGCTCTACTTGTCTGTCAAAAATATCTTGGTTTAGACTCATTGTTTTTCCTTTATTGAATTATAAGGTTCCTGTATTAGTTGACGGGAAAGCTCGATCTGGACCCCAGATCAACCGTACAGCACCGTCTCCACCGGGGTAGTTGACGGCTTGATAAGTAGCAATACCTGCACCGCCACCGTAAGAACCACCGATAGCAGTAAGTGTACCGCCTGTTCCACCAGAACCGCCACCACCTCTTGTAGCACCAACGCTAGTTGAGTTACTTGCAGCACCAAGAGCACCTGAAGTGCCTTGGCCTAGTAACCCTACACCGCCGCCTCCGCCAGAGTTAAAAGCTCCGCTACCAGTGAAGTATGCACCTCCGCCTCCGCCTGCTCCACCAGAGCCAGCTGTTGCTGCAATAGTATTACCGTTGTAGTAACCACCATTACCACCAGCACCAGAGTAACC